GCAAAAGCGTTGTGCAATGAAGTTGGTTGTGATTATTTGTTCATTAACGCTTCTGATGAAAATGGTATTGACACTCTTAGAAATAAGATATCCAATTACGCTTCTTCAGTTTCTCTTTCTGGTGGGCGTAAGGTAGTAATCTTAGACGAGTTTGATGCTGCAACAAATAACTTTCAATCTGCATTTAGAAATTTTTTAGAGACTTTTTCTAAGAATTGTACTTTTATTTTAACTTGTAATTACGCAAATAAGATTATCCAACCCATCCACTCAAGATGTGCTGTTGTTAATTTTGTAATCAATAAAACAGAAAAGAAAAAGTTAATTACACAATTCTTTAAACGTGTTTGTGAAATTTTAGATAACGAAAATGTTGCATACGATAAAGAATCTGTTGCTTCTTTTATCACAAAATGGTATCCTGATAACAGAAGGGTATTAAACGAACTACAAAGATATTCCGTAAATGGACAAATCGACGCGGGGATATTATCTCAAGTCGGAGAAATTCAACTAAAAGACCTAATTAAAAGTCTTAAAGAAAAGGATTTCGGTAAAGTTAGAGAATGGGTAGTCAATAACGTACATAACGATCCAGTTTCAATCTATAGAAAAATATATGATGGTATGTATGATTTTCTAAAGCCTCAATCCATCCCCCAAATGGTTTTGGTTATTGCGAAATATCAATATCAATCCGGTTTTTGTAGCGATCAAGAAATTAACCTTCTTGCGTTTATGGTAGAAGTTATGATGGAATGCGAGTTCATCTGAGATTTTTATTTCTTATGAACTTAGAAGATGGAATATAAATACTCATGCTGAGTCTCCTATGTTAAAGTTTAAGATTTAGAGTAGGTGGATACTGGTTATATCGCGACCTACATTTATTTATTTATTTATATATAATGAGAAAATAAAATGCAAAATAAAGATCTATTCAAAGAAATAATTCCTTCAATTCTTGAAAGTAAAGAATACCAATTGACAAATGAAGAAGACGAAAAGGTTTATTCGGGATTTATGGTGAATAAATCCCTTTCGGCGCATATAGACACAATTCTTTATGCTAACGAAATGAATAGGAGACATTTTTTAGATAAAAAGTTGCAATACGATTATCTATTTCATTCTATAAGAAAATATAAGAGGAAATATCAGAAATGGATGAAGTATAACGAGTCCAAAGATATACAATTAATTAAAGAGTATTATTCTTATTCTACCAAACAAGCAGAACAAGTTTTTCCGCTATTATCTAAATCTGATTTGGAGTATATTACAGAAAAGTTGGATAAAGGCGGAAGGTTCAAAAATAATAAATAATTCTACATATATCAATTTTGGAGAATTATTTTATGTCTATGGAATTATTTAAAGGGTATGGAGTTCCTGTAAAGTTATCTGATGAAGAATCTTTTCTAAAAGTTCGAGAAACTCTAACTAGAATAGGTATTGCATCAAGAAAAGAAAAAACTTTGTGGCAAAGTTGTCACATTTTACATAAACAGGGGTTTTATCATATTCTCCATTTTAAAGAACTTTTTATGTTGGATGGAAGAACTTCAGACATTTCTGAAACGGATATAGCTAGAAGGAATACTATAACTTTATTACTCCAAGATTGGGATTTAGTAAAAGTTATTGGTAACAGCATTATAGGCGATAAAGTTTTAGATATGAGCCAAATAAAAGTTTTGTCGCATAAAGAGAAATTTGATTGGAAGTTAGAACATAAATATTCTATAGGTTCTAGAAAAGTTAATTAGGTTATATAAATAAAAATGTTCGGGGCTTAAAGCGAATTAAAATAAAAGAAAGCGTATAATGTAACCGATCCATACGAAAAAGGGATGCTGGCGGCGGAACCAGCAATTGCTTTGCCTTCGGGGAAGCAAATTTTATTAACTCTTGCTTTTTTAAAAGGAGAAAACTATGACTTACGCATATGGTAAAAATATTCTTCCGATGACCGTTGGATTTGATCGGTTATTTTCAACAATGGAAGAAATGGACAAGCTTTTTGGTAACACAAAAGCGCCCTCTTATCCCCCTTATTCTATCCTAAAACTAGACGAATACAACTACGAAATACAAATTGCTGTAGCTGGTTTTTCTGCTGATGATATTGGGGTGGAAACTTCTCAAAATAAACTTATTGTTTTTGGTGTCGCTAAAAAACCAGAAGTAGAACCAGTATATTTACATCATGGTCTAGCAAATAGAGACTTCAAGCACGTTTATACATTAAGCGATTTGTCTGTTGTTCGTTCGGCAGATATTGTTAATGGAATTTTGAAGATTCAAATTGAAAATGTAATTCCAGAAGAAAAGAAACCAAAAAAAATTCCAATTGGATGTGACAAAACCCTTTTGATAGAAAAATCTAAATGATATTAAAGGGGGTTTTTAACCCCCTTTACTTTTTCTGATATTTTTATTATAATATATTTTTTGGAGGGTTTTATGTCGAAAATGAAAAGAAATCCAGCGCCTTTGGTAAAGGTGAAAAGTAAGATAAATTCCGACTTGTATTATACTTCTAAAGATTTTCCAGAAAAGGTTATTGATGGAAAGGTTTTTATTGGGGTGAAAAAATTACCTTCGGATAAAACTTTGCATTATATGCTGAAAGAAATGATGTCTAAAATTTCAAATGAGTGAGGTTAAAATGTCAAAATGTAAGTATTTGTATGTACGCAACGATTGGAAAAAGAGGGATATAACTATTGTTTCCGATTTGGTTGATAAAGAAGATAAAACTTTCGTTAGGTGCGGTTGGGCATTTAGGTGTAATCACGATAAATTCATCAAGAGCGAAGGAAGAAAAATTGCTTATGATAGGATGGAATGTTTAGACTCTGATTATAGCGCAGAATTTGAAATAGCAAAAGACGATATTGCTTTCTATAAAATCGCTTCTGAAGTTCTTTCAATTATTGCAAATAAAGAATCAACACCAAAAAAGTATATCCAAGATATTGCGGAAGATTTGCAATATTTTATTCATTGCGCTAACGGTCTTAACCCTAAGAATAGGTGGGATAACTTCTTTGATGAAAGATAAGTTTATTAAATATTATATGGATGTAGCTAAAAGAACCGCTTTATTGTCTTATGCTGAAAAATTAAAAGTTGGTTCCATAATAGTTAAAGAAGACAGAATTATTTCTATTGGATATAATGGAACTCCTTCTGGGTTTGATAATGTTGCGGAATATGTACTAGAAGACGGTTCTTTAAAAACAAAAGACGAAACAATTCATGCTGAGATGAATGCCATATCTAAATTGGCAAAAAGTTCTGAATCTGGGTTTGGTGCTGTTATGTTTATAACACATTCTCCTTGTATTCAATGTTCAAAGGGTATATATTCTTCTGGCATAAAAGAAGTATATTATTCTCAAGAATATAGAGATCCTTCCGGTCTAAAGTTTTTAGAAAAATGTGGAATTAAAGTAGAACGGGTGTTATGATGGAAGAAAAATATAGTGTTGGTTTTGAAAAATTGAACCTTAAACCGGAAGATATCCTTATTATTAAGGTTGATACTATTGGTTTGAGTGAAGAAGAGTCTTTGAGTAGATTGTCATCAGTCCGAAACGATGGGTTTGTTAAATATATACAGGATAAAGGTAATGCTGTATTGGTTGCTTATAGCGGTTTGAATTTTGAAGTTCTGAGAAAATCAGAAAATGATAAAGTATTAGTATATGCTGAAATTGCTGATGTATCAGAAGAATCTGAAAAGTATTTGGATTACATTAAGTTTAAATTAAAAGGAGATTTGGGGGATAAGGTAGTAGTAATACCAACAAAAAAAGAAGTCCCTTTGTCCGTAAAAATTTCTAAGGAGTAAATTATGAGTAATATACGGTCTGTAAGGTTGGTTACTGGAGAAGATATTGTTTGCGATTTTATCGTTAATGGTGAAACTGCTCTACTAAAAAATCCAGTACAATTGATGGCGATACCTTCAAGGAGCGGAGGACAACCTAGTTTCGGGTTTATGCCATTCCCATTGATGAGCAACGATAAAGAGGTTTCTGTGAAACTTTCTCATGTAGTTTTTACTTGCGATATAGCAGAAGACTTTTTAAATCAATATAATTCAGTTTTTGGTTCTGGTATTGTTGTTCCACCAAAAGATATTATTTTAAATTGATTATGGATTTCTATTTAAACGCAAAGGTATTTGGTGATAATATTCTTTATAGAGGAATAAAGAATGGTAAACCAATCCAAATGAAGATTCCTTACAAACCTTCGTTATATGTACCAACTTCTGAAAATTCTCCATACCATACTTTGTATGGAGAAAACTTAAAGAAAATCAATTTTCCTTCTATAAAAAAGTCTAAAGAATTCATTAAAGAATACGAAAATGTCGAGAATTTTAAGGTTTATGGTAATACCAAATATGAATATTGTTTGATATCTGACTTATTCCCAAACGACGTTGAATGGGACTTCTCGAAAGTAAGGATAGCAATGTTCGATATTGAAGTTAATTCTGATCCAGATGCTGGCGGTTTTGCTTCTCCTCAAGATCCGTTTCAACCTATAATTTCTATTGCTTTTAAGTTCTTTGGCGAAGAAAAGTTTTATCTATTGGGTTACGACGAATTTAATGCTCCTGATAATGTTGTATATATCAAATGTAAAGACGAATGGACCTTGTTAAAGAAGTTTATTGAAATTTGGACAATAAACCATCCAAACTTAGTTTCTGGTTGGAATAGTAATGGATTTGACATTCCTTACATGATTAACAGAATGTATAAAATTCTTGGAGAACCAGAAACAAGAAAATTATCGCCTTGGGGGTTTATTAACGAAAAGCGGTCCAAAAAGTTCAATACTAAATTTAATGGTTATGAAGAAGAAGTAACATACACTATTGCTGGGGTTTCTTCTATAGATTATTTAGAATTGTATAAAAAGTTCCAACCAGGCGGAAATTCAAGGGAATCTTATCGTTTGGATTTTATAGCAGAAACCGAAATTGGCGAAAACAAGTTGGAATATGATGGTTCGCTTCATAAACTTTATGTTGAAGACAAACAAAAGTTTTACGAGTACAATATACAAGACGTAAACCTTATAGAACTCCTTGATAAAAAGTGTAAGTTATTTGAAATGGGATTAACTTTATCTTACGATTCTAAGACGAATCCAGAAGACATTTTCACTCAAACTAGAATGTGGGATGCTCTAGTTTACGATTATCTAAAGAAAAAGGGTATTCAAGTCCCTCAAATGGAAGCGAAAGACTATGAACCGTATGAAGGAGCTTATGTAAAACCTCCCCTTACAGGTATACATAAATGGGTGGTTTCTTTGGATGCTACTTCTCTATATCCTTCAATTATTATGGGTAAGAACGTTTCTCCAGAAACTCTAGTAGAACCACAAGATTACACTGAAAATATGAGGAATATTATTTCAAAAGGTGTAAATGTTGATTCTATCCTTTCTGAATCTATCAATTTGGAAAAATTAAAAGAAGATAATGTAACTATAACCCCTAACGGTCAGTTCTTTAGGACAGACCAGAAAGGTTTTCTTCCTGAGATGGTTGAAAAAATGTTTGCTGCTAGGCAAAGTTATAAAAAGAAAATGTTGTCTGCTCAAAAAGAATATGAGGAAGTTTCTTCTTTGTATAAGAAAACCCCTACAGAAGAATTAAAACGGAAACTTGAACAACTTTCTTACGAATCTTCTAGATATGATAATCTCCAAAATTCAAAAAAACTTTGTTTGAATAGTTTATATGGATGTTTGGGGACTAAGTATTTCAGGTTGTTTGATGTAAGGATGGCTGAGGGTATCACCCTTGAGGGTCAGTTATCTAACCGTTGGGTTGCAAATCGTACAAATCTATACCTTAATTCTTTGTTGAAATCAAATAAGGATTATTGTATATACATGGATACTGATTCTATCTTAATTTCTCTTGAGAAGTTAGTTGAAAAGGTTTGTCCGAGTAATTATTCTAATAAAGAAATAGTAGAATTCCTTAATAAGTCGATTACAAAAAAGATTCAACCAGAAGTGGACCTTTTTTGCTCGAATTTGGGAGAATATGTCAATTCTTTTAGAAATTCCATTTCTTATAAACTAGAGAAAATTTGTTCTTCTGGGGTGTTTGTCGCCAAAAAGCGATATGCGCTGAACGTATATTCTAACGAAGGTGTGGTGTATTCTGAGCCAAAAATTAAAGTTACTGGGTTGGAAATAGTCAAATCTTCTACTCCTTCTATAGTAAGGTCCGTCCTAAAAGAATGCGTAAAGATAATTCTAGATAATGATGAAGAAACATTACAAAAACGAATAGAACTATTTCGATCTGATTTTAATAGGTTGCTTGTTGAAGACATTTCTTTTCCTAGAGGAGTTAATGGTCTGCACAAATATACAGACTCTACTACCATTTATAAAAAAGGTACTCCAATACACGTAAGAGGTTCTATATTATTCAATAAACTCTTGGGGGATAAAAACCTAGACTCTGAATATGAATATATAAAAGACGGCGACAAAATTAAATTTTGTTATTTGAAGACTCCAAACCATTTGAAAGAGAACGTCATAGCATATCCGGAAAAATTACCTAAAGAACTTGACTTACATCGATTTATAGACTATAATTTTATGTTTGAAAAAGTTTTTTTGGAGCCGTTGGGAGCTATTGTAAATACAATAGGTTGGTCTTTGGAAAAGCAAAATAGTTTAGAAGATTTTTTTGGTTGAGAGGTATAGTATGAGCTTAATGGACAAAATTAAAAAGAACAGCACTATTAAAGATATTTCTGTTCTTTCGAAATCTAAGTATTTCAACGAAAAGGACGTGATTCAAACGCAAATTCCAGCATTGAACATTGCTTTGTCTGGTAAAATTGATGG